AAGCTGAGGAAGAGTCACGCAACCTAGCAATGGAACGAGGTGAAGCACCTGACATGAAAGGAACTGGTATGCGTAATGCACACCTATTAGCTATCGCACCTAATGCTTCGTCTTCTATTATCTGCGGTACAACTTCCCCTTCAATAGAACCTTATAGAGCTAATGCTTATGTGCAGAAAACTATGTCAGGTTCTTTTTATGTTAAAAATAAATTTCTCGAAAAACTTTTACAAAGCAAAGGTATTGATAATGAGAAAACTTGGCAGTCTATCTTACAAGCAAATGGTTCAGTTTTACATTTAGATGAACTGAATGATTATGAAAAAGATATATTTAAAACTGCTATTGAAATAAATCAGCAATGGATAATTAACCATGCGGCTGACCGACAAGAATTTATTTGTCAGGGTCAATCCGTTAATGTCTTTGTTCCTGCTGATGTAGATATAAAAGAGCTCCATGATATACACATGGTTGCTTGGAAACAAAAACTAAAAACACTTTATTACTGTAGGTCAGAAGCAATTAAAAGGGCGGAGTTAGTATCTCTTAAAGTTGAGAGAACTATAATACCTGAGTCAGAGTGTTTAGCATGTGAGGCATAGATGACAGATTCAAGTATATTTAAAGACATAGACAAACCTAAAAAGTGTCAATGTCATAAGAAGAAACAAAAACAAACAGTGTTATGGACGTTCTATCATACGTTATTAGCAGTCGAGTTATTAATAATTATAATTATAGAAGGGATAGAACTATTAACAAAATGAGTTTATTTAAAGAAAGAGTACATTACAAACCGTTTGAATATGAATGGGCTTTTGAAGCATACGATATGCAACAGAAAATGCACTGGCTACCTAGTGAAGTACCATTACATGAAGATGTTAGAGATTGGAATAGTCGATTAACAAAAGAAGAAAAGAATTTAATTAATCAAATTTTAAAATTTTTTACACAAGGAGATGTAGATATAGCTCAGGCTTATCTTGATAATTATATTCCTAAATTTAAACCACCTGAAATTAGAATGATGTTATCTTCTATTGCAACCAGTGAAGCAAACCATGCTCATAGTTATTCATTATTAAATGATACTATTGGATTACCTGAAACTGATTACAAAGCATTTCAAGATTATAAACAAATGGCAGATAAACATAATTATTTATTTGAAAGTAAAGGTAAAGGACTGTCAGGACTAGCTAGAGAAATGGCATGTTTTTCTGCGTTTGGAGAAGGATTACAACTGTTTGCTTCTTTTGTAATGCTATTAAACTTTCAACGATTTGGAAAAATGAAGGGTATGTGTCAGATAGTAACGTGGAGTATACGAGATGAAACACACCACGTTGAAAACATGATTAAATTATTTCATGCGTTAATAAAAGAAAACCCTAATATTTGGACAGAAAAATTTAAAGCAAGTATCTATCAAACATGTAGAGATATGGTTGACTTAGAGGATAGATTTATTGATTTAGCTTTTGAGTTAGGTGGGATAGAAGGACTAACTTCTGACCAAGTTAAAGAATATATAAGGTATATTGCAGATAGAAGACTGCTACAATTATCTTTAAAACCTAATTATGGTGTTAAAAACAATCCTTTAGGTTGGTTAGACTGGGTATTAAACGGCGTAGAACACGCAAATTTCTTTGAAAATAGAGCCACTGAATACAACAAGGGTACTACCAGTGGGTCACTTTGGTAATAAAGTACCCTTTTTAGAAGGAAAACAATGAAAGACTTAGATGATGTTATCTTACCTACTACGGTAGATGACTTAATTAAATTGTTAAATGAAGTATATCCTGAAAAATCACCTGAACTTTCAGATGATACTAAGACTATATACTTTAAATCAGGACAACGTGATGTTGTTAAATTTATAAATCAATTAAAAGAAAGGGCTGAAGAAAATGTGCTTAGGAACAAGTAAACCAGTAACATATACACCAAGAGATGAATCTCAAGACTATGTAGCAGGAAATACTTTTGACCCTAAAGATAATGCCTTTGATAATCCTGAACCTTCTAACGTAGATGTTGGCGGTGATATGCCTAAAAAGAAAGTACAAGATACTTACAATCAGGGTGGAGTTGAAGGCTCTAATACTGGTTTAAACATAACTTAATAAGGAGAAATAAATATGTGTGGTGGCGGTTCAAGACCTGCTCCTCAACCTGTTGCTCCCAATCCTGTAGTTAATGCTTCACCTATTGGTGAGGAATTAGTACCTACATTGGAAACAGCAGACACACTTGAGGACGGAAAAAGAAAAAAGAAGGGCAGTAAGAAAGCAGGAACAGAGGCTTTACAAACAGCAAACTCTGGTCTGAATATTACAACAACTTCTAATACAGGCGTTAATACTCCGTAATGGAATACGATAACGAAGTAGTAACAAGACAAAATACCGCTAGTGAAAGATACGAAACCTTAAAACAAGACCGACAACATTTTTTAGATAGAGCAAGAGAATGTAGTGAACTAACTATTCCGTCTCTAATTCCTGACGAAGGCTTTACAAAGTCTTCAGATTTATATTCCCCATTTCAATCCGTTGGAGCTAGGGGTGTCAACAATTTAGCTTCCAAATTATTATTATTATTACTCCCCCCTAATTCCCCATTCTTTAGATTACAAGTCAGTGGTGACGCTAAAAAAGAAATGGACGGACAACCTGATATTAAGACTGAAGTTGAAAAATCTTTAGCTGATATTGAAAGAGAAGTTTCAAAAAAGATAGAAGAATTAGCTTTAAGAGTTAGTGTCTTTGAAGCATTAAAACATTTAATTGTGGGTGGTAACGTATTAACGTATTTACCAAAGAACGACACTATGCGTGTCTACCCTCTTTCTAATTATGTAGTTAGAAGAGACCCTCAAGGAACATTAATAGAAATAGTTATAAAAGAAAGTATAGCTCATGTAGCTCTTGATGAAGATATTAAAGAGCAAATGAAAATTAATGGAGATTATAAAGATGATGAGAATTGTGATATTTACACTCACATTTATAAATTAGACGAAAAGAAATTTTATATATGCCAAGAAGTAATGGGTATAAAAATCCCTTCTACTATTGGTACACTTATGGCAGACGCCATGCCTTATCAAGCATTAAGAATGGTAAGGATTGATAATGAAAATTACGGAAGAAGTTTTGTAGAAGAGTTTTTGGGCGACCTCAAGAGCTTAGAAGGATTATCTCAATCACTTGTCGAGAGTGCGGCGGCTTCAAGTAAAGTTGTCTTTATGGTAAAACCAAATGCGGTTACAAGAAAAAGAGATTTAGCACAGACCAGAAATGGTGACATTATTACTGGAGCACAAGATGACGTTTCAGTTTTACAAGCACAAAAACAATATGACTTACAAGTTGTAGAAAGAAGTATACAAAAATTAGAAGAGCGTATGTCTTACGCTTTCTTATTACACACAGCAATTCAAAGAGACGCTGAAAGAGTTACAGCCCAAGAAATTAGATACATGGCTGAACAATTAGAAACGTCTATGGGTGGTGTGTATTCTTTATTGTCTCAAGAATTACAATTACCTCTGGTTAGAGTGTTAATGAAAAGAATGGGACAAACAAAAGAAATTCCTTCTTTACCTAAAGGTAGTGTTAAACCCACTATTATAACTGGTATTGAAGCTCTTGGTAGAGGTAATGATTTACAAAAACTAAGAGAATTTGTGGCAGAGATTGGACAACTCGCACAAATAAATCCTCAAGTAGTACAAGCTCTAAACCCTAATGACTTGCTAACTAGAATAGCTACAGGTTTAGGAATTGATACAGAAGGATTAATAAAATCGCCTGAACAATTACAGGCGGAACAAGAAGCGGCAATGGAACAGCAACAAATGCAACAAGTCATGGACACTGCTCAGGAAGTTGCACCGCAAATTGCTAATAATATGACTAAGGAAATGTAAAAATGGTAGAACAAGTAGAAATAAAAGAAGCTGAAACTACTAGCGAAAAGCCAGTAGAACAAGTTGAAACTCCAAGACCAGAAGGATTGCCTGAAAAATTTAAGTCTGTTGAAGACATGGCTAAATCTTATTCTGAATTGGAAAGTAAATTAGGAGCTCAGGATAAATCGTATGAGAATGAAACATCTCAACCAGAACCTAAACAAGAAAGTAAAACAGAATCTAAACCTGAAGGTGATTTAGAAATAGCTGAGAAAGCTGTATCTGACGCAGGTTTAAATATGGAAACTTTGCAAAGTGAATACAATGAAAAAGGACAACTAGATGACAAGTCTTACGAGTCACTTGAAAAAGCAGGTATTCCAAAATCATACGTTGACGCTTTTATCAACGGACAAGCGGCACTAGCTAAACAACAAGGTGATGATGTTAAAGCAGTTGTTGGTGGTGAAGAGTCTTATAATAAGATTGCTTCGTGGGCGGCTGAAAATATGACTGAAGGTGAAAAGAAAGCCTACAACGATACTGTAAATAGTAGAGATGTAGAATCTATCAAACTTGCAGTTGCAGGATTAAAAGCAAAATTTGACATGGCTAATGGTAATGAACCAAACTTAGTACAAGCAAAAGCAACACCTACAAGTGGTGCTCAGTATGAGTCTTGGGCTCAAGTAACTGAAGCTATGCAAGACCCAAGATATGCAAAAGATGTTGCGTATCAAAATGCTGTTAAAGCTAAATTAGCTAACAGTAAATTATAAGGAGACTCAATGTTATTACAGGCTCTAAAGAAAAAACTGGAAGCAAAGATTGTTGAACATTCAACTGTCTTAGACATCTACAATCAAAAATCAGTTGGTATTGGCGACCATGATAAGTTACTTGAAATCGTAGAAGATAGATTTGAGAAACTTGTTTGTGCTAAACACCAACTTGAGGAACTGGAGAAAATACTAAATGTCAAAAAAGAAACCGAAGACAAAACCGAAGGCGAAACCAAAGCCAAAACCAAAACCTAAGAAAGGATATTGATATGGCAAAAAAAGGTTTATACGCAAATATTCATGCGAAACGTCAGAGAATTAAATCTGGTAGTAATGAACGTATGAGAAAAGCAGGGAGCAAAGGAGCTCCTACTGCCGCTAATTTCAAAAGAGCGGCGAAGACAGCCAAGAAAAAATAAATTAGTTGTGCACTCTTTATAGAGGGCAACTGCCTAATCACATAGGAAACATAGCTTGACCTACTGCGGTAGACAATCTTGATTCATGGGACTGAAAGTGTAAGGGCTTTTATTAACAACGTCAAAAAAGGAGACTAACATGGCAAACGCAACTGGTGCACAGATTGGTCAGGTTAATGCTTCTGGTACAGAAGACGCTCTGTT